TACCAGCAGGTAGATTTCGATGCGTCCAAGGACAAGAGTTCTGGCAAGATGGCGAAATCATTTTCCCTGCCGAAGAAGAGAAGTTGACGAACTTTCAAACATATCGTACTCTATACGGTTGGGGGTTTGCTCACGACGGTGTCATTTACGCTAACAACAACAACAACATGCGGTTTGCCATGCGCAGGATCACCGCGTGTCGTGAACCAGAAGGCCTAGATGATCGTCGGGATCTTGACGATGACCAAAAGCGTATGCTCATAGCTTATTATGATCGTCGCTTACGGATAAATCAAGAAGAATTCATTGCAGCAAGGCGTGATGAAATCATCTTGAACCTCGTCAAGTCATTTGGACCACCTGAGTATGAATTCAGTAAAGTTGAAGCTGCTCTTAAAATGTTAGAAATAATTCATCAAAAACGTAGGCTACGAGTGCAGGCTCTTGACGAAAAACATCGTGAAGGTGAGATCGCCCTCGAGTCATGGTTGAAGCATGTATTGCTCAAGATGAAACCTGATGAAATTGCCAAATTCGGTAAGTATGGCCGGATGATTGTTGACTTAGGTGTCTGTGCCTCACTTGAAGGTGCAGATTGGGCTGACACTATGAAGAAGCACATTAAAGATAAGCCATATTGCTATCGTAATAGTGAATGTTACTTCTGTGCAGACCCGAATCCTGAGAAGATAATGGAATACTTCAGGTATATGTACAATCATGAAAAAGACGTGGTCATGGTTGTATTCTCGGATGACGCAATAGTTAGTGTTCGCAACGGGACAGACTATTTCGTGTTCAATCTTGACATTTCATCGTGTGACACCAGCCATACACATCCTTTATTTTTATTGTTGTTTGACGCATTTGAGTGTCCTCAAGACATCCGCATTGCTCTCCACGAGCAGATTATGGCTAAGATGCTTGTGCCTTCATACGACAAGAAACATATGTGTATATTACGTCCAAACCAATACTACCTCCAAAGTGGAATAACTATCACCACCTTAATAAACTCCTTCTGTCAGTTTCTCATGCTCATCTCTATGGCCGACGAGCATGCACGCGGGCAACTTCACAATGTTGAGGATGTCATACGTGCTTGTTTTAATGTTGGCTACAAGGTTACAGTAGATGTGGTAGAGAAATTCGAAGATTTACAATTCCTTAAGATGTCGCCAGCTCAAGATGTTAATGGTGATTACCATGCCGTTCTCAATCTTGGCGTGATCCTCAGAGCAAGTGGTGTTTGCCGAGGGGACATACCTAACATGGGAAGCGGTAAGAACCGCAGCATCATTGGTGACGCCGCTAAGTTTCAAACTTTGTTGATGAGTGGCCTTCTATCAACAATATCACATGAATACTTAGAAAAATTGGCACCTTATGGAGTTATCAGGAGTCCAGAGGCGTTAGCGGAAGCAAAGAAGTACGTAAACGCACTCGAAATGGTGGATCACACAAGCAGCCGTTGCCACAAATACAACGATGCCATATACCGTCGGTATGATTTAACAGAAGAAGAAGTCAGCGAGCTTCACGACTGTATCATGCAGAGCAGTTTTGGAACTGTTGCGTATTGTCACGCTGCTGATAAGATATTCCGCAAAGACTATGCACTAAGTGTCCCCTTAGTGTAAGTCCCTGCCATAAATAAGCGAAGTGCAGGCC